AGCCACAAAGGCGCTTAAGGAGCTGTACGCCAAGAAAGAGAAGGCAGAACTCATTGTGCGTAACATACAAAGAGAAATTGACAACTACCTGAAAGAAGTGTCTGAACTTTCTGTCTATGCCTCTGCAGGAGTTGACGTTTCAAAGTAGGTAGGCTCTGTGTCGTCTGAAAAACCTAATGTTATAAATGTTATCCATTCAGGTTATCCACTTACTTTAAGATGGTGGGGATGGGAGACAACAACCTCACATCTCCATCGTAACGGATGGAAATTTCATGCGTTCGAACAGATGGGCATGTACAGCGATGCCTTACTTATAGCCCTTGCAGCCACAAGTCCTGATGGTGTTGTGATGTTGAGAGGAAGTGTAAAACTTCCTTACTACGAGGCTTTTCAATCACAACACTTAGGAATGGGAGCACTTGGATATGTAAGCAGGTCAGGCATCGAAATGCAGCAGTATGTTATCAAGGACAGGGTTCATGTAATGCCCTCAACTGATTTCAAAGAGCTACAATCGCTTCAACCTATAGATATCACACAAGAAACTTATGCATCGAGGGAGTTCAAGGACCTGAAGTGCTTCCAATACAAAGAAGAAGGTCCTTCTATATACATTCCTCCAACATCTGTTGATGAATGCCTGAACACAATCCTCCGACTTCAGTACCCTGAACAGGAGAAAATCAAAAAGAGTCTTATAATGCCTGAACAGAAAACACTGCTGAAGGCTCAAGTCTATTCGCTTGTGGCTTAGAAAGGAAACACTTAAGATGAATGCATCAGAAAAGATGTTTGATGAACTTGCTTCTATGTGCTTCTTTGCCATAGAACGAGAAGACATTGAACTGCTAGAACACCTTCTAGAAGACAGGGAAGAGGCTGTAAGAGAATGGCTAGAATGGAAGCAGAAAGAGGAGGACTCTTGTGTCAATTAACATACACAGAATGCGGGGTTCTCAGATTAGTGCAGCTCGAGGATTTCTTGGCCTCTCCCGAGAGAACCTAGCACGAAAAGTAGGTGTAACAGCTGAGACTATAAAGAACATCGAACGTGGCATACACAGCATGTCCGACAAGACGAAGCCTCTTCTACAGCAGTTCTTCTCTGATGAAGGTGTTGCCTTCTTTGAGCTTCCAGGCGGCGGCATGGGTGTCATTCTAGATAGAACACGGAGCAAAGATGCGCTTGCAGTTCAAAACAAAGCCCTATCACCATCGTTTATGAAAAGAGGAGACTGAGGAATGACGTAGAAGAATAATTGAGGGACGAAAATTATCCAAACTTCGTCAAATGGGAAGGAGCACACGTTGAGCTACTTGCAGTACAAGATACCTCCATACATTCACCAGAGAACAACGCTTGAACTGTCCAAGGACAGGGAATACTGGGCCTATTTTATGGAGACAGGACTCGGTAAGACGTCTGTGGCACTTGTACAGGCAGCATACTTGTGGAACTGCGGCAAAATAAAACAGTGCCTTTTCATATCAAAGAATGGTGTTGACCAACAGATAATAGATGAGGCCGTCCCCGTCCATCTACCTCTGAGAGAAAATGAGTACTTTGCTGAATGCTGGCATGAATCAGGAGCTTGGCGTAAATTCGACAAATTCAAGAAAACACTTGAGAACTCCCTTATCATACTAGGACTCAACTGTGAAGCATTGGGAACGAAGAAGGGCCTTAAAGCCTGCAGGGATCTCGCTGTACGAGCACCGACCCTACTAATTGTTGATGAGTCCCAGGACTTCGGAGGATCAACTGCGACCCGAACAAAGAACCTGCTATCTATTGCACCCCTATTCCCCTACAGACGTATTATGTCAGGAACACCTTCAGGAGGAAATCCGCTTCACTACTATCCCCAGATGCGAATACTAAGTCCTTCAATATTTCCTGTTGACCTGTGGGGGTTTAAGGCTCGGTACTGCATTGTGCAAAAGGAAGGCATATGGATCAAAGACAAGAAGACAGGAGCACCTATCAAGAAGTTCTTTGATACAGTCAAGGGATACCGTAATTTAGATGGTCTTCAGCAGATTGTGGGACAGTATTCTTCTCGTGTAACAAAATCTGAGTGCCCCGACCTTCCTCCTAAGATATATAAGAAGTCTACATTCGAGCTATCTGCTGATGAAAGAACCCTCTACAACAAAGTCAAGTCTTCTGTTCTTGCTGAACTTGCTCCCGGTAAGTATATTTCAGCGGAGATGGCCATTACTAAACTGATACGATTGCAGCAGATAGCGTGTGGATTTGTTGTTTTCGAGGACCTCATAACGGGAGAAAAAGGAAAACATCTCCTAGAAACACCTTCAAGAATGGTTCGACTGCTAGAAATATGTGCACAGCTTGAAGGCAAGACCTTGATTTGGTCACGCTTCACCTTGTCGACAGAGCATATCGTTAATTCGCTGTCCAAAGTTTACGGTTCGAATGCAGTTGTAAGGTACGATGGAACAGTGTCGTCTGCTGATAAGCAGGCAAATAAGCGGGCTTTCAAGGAATCGAAAGATGTTAGATTCTTTGTAGGTAACCCTAAAGCAGGGGGTGTTGGGCTTGATTTGCCTGAAGCCACGAACGCAGTATACTACTCCAACGATCACAGCCTAATATCAAGACTACAATCAGAAGATAGGTGTCACCGAATCATCTCCAAGTATCCTGTAACTTATGTTGATCTTGTTGCCAACAAAACAGTTGACGATAAAATTTTGACAGCGCTGAAGGCTCGATATGACATTGCCTCACAACTTACAGGAGATCAATTAAGGAAATGGATTGAGTGAAATAAAAACGATATAGGTTCATTCCCGTGAACGTATATTGTGGCTTGTTTATCTTAGTAGATTCCCGCCAAGTAGGAGCTCTCCGTGACTGTTTTCATTATCTGCCAGCCGAAACCTGGACCTCAGGGCAATATGTATGACGTGAGCCCCGCTCAAGAATACGGTCCCATTGAGTATATCTTTGAGGCCTATCAGAATCCTTCAGCAAACCCTACTCGTTCATTGAAAAGGGTCCGAGACATTCTTGAAAAGTTTAATCCAGACAAAGACTACATTGTTACTGCAGGAGGTGACCCGTACTCTGCACTTCTTGTAGGATACGTGATATCCAAAATGAAGCTGCCCCTGAAATATCTGCGTTTTGAAAGACTGAGAACAAGGGCCGAAGGTTCTCCTCCAGGACAACCTAACATAATCAAGTCAGGATATTACATTCCTGTAGAACTGCCCCTATCCGCCTATGAGGACCAGCAATGAAAGATGCTTTCGAAAAATTCGAAAAAGATGATTTCGAAATAGAGTCGACACCCGAACAGCTGTCTATCATACACCAGCTTGCCGTTGAGCAGCTGAGGCTTGAAGATGAAATTCTAAGGGTTGAAACTGAGCTTAAGTCCCTTCAAAGTGACCTAAAGAAGATAGAGCAAGGGAAGCTTCCAGACGCCATCCAGCAGGCAGGATTGTCAGAGATTAAGACAGTTTCGGGTCACACTGTAACGATCAAAGAAGACCTATCTGTGTCTGTTCCTAAGAACAAACTGAACTCTATTGTTGCATGGTTAGAGAACAACTCACATGGAGACATTGTTACAGGGAAGATTGTTGTGAGTCTTCCTAAGAATAGCCATAACGAGAAGAATGCTGCTATTGAGGCGCTTGTTGCAGCAGGGCTTGAGCCTGTAGAAGAAACGTCTGTCAACACAGCTACACTGAAATCTATTCTTCGAGACCACTTGAAGCGTGGAGAAAACATCCAGCTCGAAGATTTTGGTGGATTTGCATGGCGTAAAGCAATTATTAAGAGGTCCTCCACATGAACAAGAAGCTCACATTGTCATGCGACATTGTCATGCAAGGTGTTGAGTATGCATCTGTGAACTTTTCCTTGAAAAAGGAAACAGGGGATGATTCTTGGTGGCGGTATGGTCCGCTAGGATCTATGAAAATTGTTATCACCAATCCTGAAGCCTTCGATCTTTTTAAAGAAGGAAGACTTTATGATATCGAAATCAGTGAAAGTGCTGATAAGATGACTGAAATACAAAACATCCAACCATAGGAGAATAGAATGACGAAAGAAACTAAAGCCCTTACAGTAAAAGAAGACCCCAAGGAACTTATGACGCTTTCAGGCACAGGAATTGATTTTGAAGCTGATGCAGAAGAGTTCGGTGCGAACTATTCTCAGGAGCAGATGACCACCCCATTCCTGAACATTCTTCAGGCACTTAGCCCTCAGGTTACCCGTGGAAAAGCGGAGTTTATTAAAGAGGCCTCTGCTGGAATGTTCTACAATTCTGTTACCAAGGAATTGTATGACGGTGAAAAGGGCCTTGACATTATCTTGAGCACATTCAAAGAGTCTTACATTGAATGGGTTCCCCGGAACAAGGGTGGCGGGTTTGTTGCAGAATACGGTGTTGTTGAAGGGTCTAAAATTAGGGTTGAGATGGACAAGGATTTCAACTCGATTATTAAGGAAGGATCTCCTTACGGAACACCAGGTAACCTGTTGAGCCTTACGCATACTCGACTGGGCGCGATCGTGTCTCCTGATCTTTCATCATGGACACCTGTTGTACTGTCAATGTCTGCGTCAGGAATTAAGGTTAGCCGCAATCTTAACGCAAGACATAAGCTAATGGAGTGGATTAATCCTTTAACGGGTCAACCGGGTATGCCGGGAAAGTGCCCTATGCCGCTGATCTTGTGGCATGTGAATGCGATTACACGATCGAACGATAGTGGATCGTGGTTCACGTGGAACTTCGAGAAGAAGGCGTTCTTGTATGAACTGGATCAAGCTAAGTTTTTGAACCTATACCGTTCCATCCGTGATTTCTCGACCTCTTCCCGAGGGAAACATGTGATGGATGAGGCTGTGAAGAACGCGGTCAAGGTTGATGACAGTAAGGACCTTAACGACAGTATTCCTTTCTGAGGAAACCGTCTACAAATCTTACGTCATTAAAGTCAGCAAGGGCGGCAGGTATCTATGGAGGTGTTTGATGAATTATCCGTTCAGAAGTTCGCCAGGCTATTCCGCGGCTACACATACAGGTATGGAACCTTCGAGATACCTGCCGGCCAGCCTTCTGGCAAGCAAAAAGGAACAGCAAAAACAGTTGCAGGTCCTATAACATATGAGAATTACGCAGAACATTTACGGGGTAAGAAAAGTGTAGGCATCATCCCACTTATTGACGACAACGAATCCGCCTGCTTCGGATGCATTGACATCGATAAGTACCCTATGGACTTCAATAAGCTAACAAAAGATTGTGAATACCTGCCTGTTACAATAACGAAGTCTAAGTCAGGAGGAGCACACGTTTGGCTCTTTACCAAAGATCCTGTTCCAGCCCAGCTCCTGCAAAATGTTCTTCGTCTATGGGCGTCTGAGTTGGGGTTTGGCAAATCAGAGATTTTCCCGAAGCAAATAAAACGACTAAGTTCAGAGGACACAGGAAACTGGATAAACCTGCCATACTACGGGGAAACACGTGTTGCCTATATTAGGGGTGAAGAAAGGTCCTTGACGGAGTTCCTCGTCTACGTCGAGGATGGACGCTTGATGAACGAGGCGACATTGTCGCAGTTCCTTAAGAAGGATGCAGAAAAGCCTTTATTTCATGATGGACCTCCTTGCTTAGCTAAACTTGCAGAAAAAGGACTTACATCAGGATCTCGTAATATGGTCCTTCTGAATGTAGGGTCCTACTACAAGAAGAAAGACCCTAGTAACTTCGTTCAGCACATAATGGAGTTCAACAAGAACTATGTTGAGGAGCCTCTTCCAGAGTCTGAAATACTACATACGATAGCAAAGTCGTTACAAAGAAAATCATACCCCTACCAATGCAATATGGAACCTCTCTGCTCGGCGTGCAACAGGGCTGCATGCCTTAAACGTGAGTATGGGGTAGGTGGGTCGGCGGAAGAGCTTGAAATAATGCTCACAGGCCTTACAAAGATAGCAACAGATCCCCCAATATGGTACATCAACATTGACGGCGTAAGAGTTGAGATGTCGCATATTGATGTCCTCATAAAGCAGGGTGAGTTTCGAACACTCGTTGCAGAAACAGTACATATTTTATTTTCTACCATTAAGAAGTCTGCATGGGAGAAGGTCGTCAAAGAACTGCTAGATACTGTTGAGGTTATACAAGCTCCTGCAGAGTCCTCTCTAAGGGGACAGATCAATGAGACGTTCAGAGACTTCATACAGGTGTGTTCTCAGGAAGACAGTATGGAGCATCTCATGGCGCATACAGTGTTTGTTGATAGGGTCAAAGAACGTGCCTATTTTAGGCCCTTCGACCTAATGAAACGTATGAAACGAGACCTAGGACAGATTGTTGACGGAAAGAAAGTGTGGGCTTTCCTGCACTCTTCTCCTACGTACGGAGTAGAGGCGGAAGAAGCTGACATACCCGGAGCAGGGCCGACAAAGATGTGGTCCGTAAACATCCAACATCTGTACATTCCTACATCCTATGTAGCATCCCCGACTGTGCTACAGACAAGAAAGACCGATTCACCCTTCTAAACGGTTTTCATGCAGTACAGAGAACTCATACTAGGAGGACCTGGCTGTGGCAAAACCACACGCCTTCTTGACATAGTAAGCCAGCACTTAAAGCGGGGGGTGAAACCGTCTGAAATAGCTTATGTCGCATTCACGAAGAAGGCGGCGGCGGAGGCAAGGCATCGTGCTTATCAGCAGTTCGGGTTTCACGAAAAAGAATTGCCTTACTTCAGGACATTACATTCTTTCGCTTTCCGCGAGCTTGGACTTCGTTCTGATCAATTGATGCAAGACGAACATTATGATGAGCTAGGGGATGCCCTTAAAGTACAATTCGGCAAGGTCGAGGATGATTTTGGAATCATCTCAGAGCAAAGAGAGCGCGGTTCTCAGTGGTACCACATCGAACAGCAGGCCCGACTAAGGTGTATGGATCTGAGAAAGATGTGCCTCATGGACGGAAGGCATGGTTTCCTGCAGGTCAAATACTACCAAGACTCACTGAAACTGTTTAAAGAAGCAAGAGAAGTTTATGATTATACAGATATTCTTGAAGTTTGGCTCGAACGCATGCACCCGCTTCCTGTTAAGGTTTTAATTGTGGATGAGGCGCAGGATCTTTCTCCATTGCAGTGGAAGATTGTTGACAGAATGTCTAGCGGAGTCGACAGCATCTACTATGCCGGCGATGACGACCAGGCTATTTATGAGTGGGCGGGGGCAGACATTAACCATTTCCTGAATCTGGGCGTGCACACAACAGTACTCCCTCTGTCCCACAGGCTTCCGAGGCAGGTTTTTGCTCGATGTGACAGAATTGCAAAGAAAATAAAGCATAGGTATGCTAAGAATTGGCAACCCGCTGAAAGGGATGGAGCTGTTGTTACCATAGGTTCCCCCGAGGCTGCGCCTGTAGGCACAGGGCAGTGGATGGTTCTGGCGAGAAATCACTACCAGTTGGAAGGTGTTGCTGCATTCTTTAAATCCAAAGGTCACGTATTCATGTTTTCAGGAAAGTCGTCTATTGGAACACCTGACGCATTAGCGCTAAGGGCATGGCTACGTAATCAGCACAACGAATATGTGTGTTTTTCAGATGTCAAGAGAATTCTTAGCAGGTTTTATAAAAGCAAATTCAGAGGAGGGAAGTCATCTATATTTGCAATGCAGGATGATGCTTTGATTGAAAGATCAGAACTAGCCTCAACATACGGAATAGACCTCAATGAGAGCTGGGAAAATAACCTTGTCCTAAAGGTTGACGAGAGAAGCTACCTGAAGACCGTTCTGTCACATAAGATCGACTTGGAAGAAGCGCCTTCTGTTAAGATAAGCACTATTCATGCTGTTAAAGGAGGAGAAGCTGACAATGTTATGGTGTTGCCTGATATGAGCGCAGCATGCTATGGTTCGTATGTCACACGCCCCGACAGTGAATCTAGAGTATTTTATGTGGCATGCTCCCGTGCCAAGGAGCGTCTAGTCTTGTGCCATCCGCAGGGATCTAATTATTTCCCTCTTTAGGATGAATATCCAAGCACCACATGTCTAATGAAGGCGTCTTGCAATTATCGCATTTCACCCATTTCAATTGTTTGTAGCAGTCCTTACAGGGACACTGTTCAACTACATTAAAGCACTTGTCGCATTTATGCACAAAGTGCCATGATCCATACAGCTCCTTCCTTTCAGAACTTACAGCTTCCCTGTAAGCTTCATCCTTGAGATCATTTGTGTAATTGTAGTCTCGCATAATGAGCTCCATATGTCGAACATACTTCAATAGTACAGGCAAATTATGCAGAACCTTCCGGTCCGGGTCAGCAGAAAGGGGTGACCTCCAGCAGGACCCGCCTATACAGGTTCAAAAGAAAAGTTATCCACAGAATTCTTCCAACTATTTTTGGTGTTTATTGAAAAGAAAGCGTTTTATTTTTAGTTATCGCCAAAAGAATGCTTGACCCTATCAATGAAAGGCTCTATGATGTACTCAATAAGGAGGCAGGTAGCCTTCTTGAAACATCTTATCACAGGAGTATCCTATGGAGAACCACCCGCAGTGCATACGCCGCCCGGGATTTCAAACAGGAGCGGGTTTCGAAACCGAACGCGGTTCCTTCTTTGTAGAAACCGTTTTTGCAGAGTCCGCCATCGAAAGAATTCGTCAAGAACAGGCTTCGGGTCGTAAGTTCTTGGAGGCTGCTGTCTTTGAGGACGGAAAGATCTTGAAGATTGTCGGTTATGAAGATGGTTTGTCTTCGTAACCAACAAATCACTTTAGGTTCTATCAAAAATAACTTACAAGTAAAGTCCCCGCCTACTATCCGATCATCCCCAACACAGGAGAACATCATGTCATCGCTACTCTCGGTACTTGTCACGAAGGACCCAACAACTTCCGCTGTTAATCTGTTCAAAACCGACAGTAAGTCGTTGAAGAAAGACCTTGTATCGTGCGATAAAGGCTGCACAGCGTTTATTGAAACAATTGCTGATCTTGATCAAGCGCACTTCATAACGATGTATGAAATGCAGGACCTTGTCACGAAGATCTCGGGTATGGAATTCAAGTATCCTCCGCGAGACAGACTAGTCGCCGCCAAAGCACTTGCCAAAGCCCTTTCTGATAAGCAAAAAGAACTGCCCGGTGTTCCTGAGAAAAAAGATGAAGAAGAACTCCATGCCCGTGTCTGTCTTCCCTCGAGTGAGATTATTCCTTCAAGGAAAGGCACTAAACTTGCCCTTTTTGTTGAACTTCTCATCAAAGGATCAACTGTTTCCGAGATGGTCAAGGCGTCAGGACAGGCAGTTGGAGGAGTTCTTTCTTCCATTAACTACGACCTTCACCGTAGGAAGGGCGTTGGCTACCGTATCACCAAGAAAAATGGTGAAGATTTCTATAAAATTGTCCTCCCTGTAGGGTTCAAGGGGCAGTTGATTGTGTAGGTTCTTCGGGAAAAGAATCTACATTGTGAATGCAAGTAAGGTCGGTCGACCGTCTGGAGATTGATCGCGAGAGGAAACGGATGGCAGTGGGTTCTGTACATCGAAGTCGGGGAGAGGCTGTTGCGGGGCCATACTTATGTATGTGATTCAATGTAAGTCCTCTCATAACTTTGGAAACCCGTCCGGTAGGCTCTGGAGTGTCCTCCGCTCCAAACCTACACCTTACTTGCACTTGGTTTTGCTTGAGTATGATCTAAGATGTTCCATCTAGAGTAGCCACCCTCACCAAAAGGAAATCACATGAAAAATAAGGCTCTTGTTGTACTGTCCGGCGGGCAGGATTCTGTCACGTGTTTGCACTGGGCGAAAAAGGAGTATTCTGAGGTCCATGCCATAACTTTCGACTACAATCAACGTCATCGTTTGGAAATCGAGTCTGCTATTAAAACGGCGGAATTGGCAGGTGTGGAATCTCACGAAGTTGTTGTTCTTGGACCTGTACTTCAAGGCAAGTCACCTTTAACCAATCCTGACGAATCCTTGGAAAAGTATAAATCTTTTGAGCAAATGGATACCACTATTGGCAACCGAAGGGAGCTTACATTCGTTCCTATGCGTAACGCCATGTTCCTTACGATAGCGGCAAACAGAGCGGAGATTCTTGGGGGAGCGGACATCATAACAGGCGTCTGCCAAATGGACAACGCGAATTATGACGACTGTAGAGAAACCTTCATCAAAGCCACAGAAGATTACATTAACAAGGCATTAGGTCATGATCATAGAGGAACAACTCCGGTACAAATTGTTACGCCTCTTCTGTTCTTGAGCAAGTCTGAAACCGTTAAGCTCGCATTGGACCTTCCTGGATGCTACGAGGCCTTGGCGTACAGCCACACGTCTTACGACGGCCGTTATCCTCCGACCGACAATAATCACTCCAATGTGCTACGTGCACAAGGCTTTCTTGAGGCAGGATACCCCGATCCCCTGGTTGTCAGAGCCTGGTTCGAAGGACTCATGGACTTGCCTCTAACAGAGAACTACGACAAGCTCCGTAATTCGGGAGATCGTTATGCTTCACTTGAAGCTGCTCTTTCCGCCGCCCGAGCCTAAGGAACGATTGAATGTCAGAACAGTATTTTGTTTCAATGGCGGAGTTTGAGCAGAGAGCCGAACTCATCGCTTTAGAGATACGTCGTAGGATGCCTGTTGATCCCGTCTATGTATACGGTGTTCCTCGAGGAGGAATCACCGCCGCCCTTGCAGTGAAAGCATCTTTCGAGAACTCCCACTGCATGGTTCTTGTCAGCAAACCTGAAGATGCCGATATCATTGTTGATGACATCTACGATTCAGGTAGTGTTCATGACAGATTCAGGGAGAAGTTTCCATCCACACCGTTCCTTGTGCTATTCGACAAGAGGGAACCCGCCTATAGGAATAAATGGATTGTTATGCCTTTTGAGGTAGGGTTGGACGGCAAGGATGAATCCTCAACAGATATTGTCACACGCCTGCTGGAGTACATTGGAGAAGATCCTAAAAGGGAAGGTCTGTTGGAGACACCGAAGAGGGTGTTGAAGGCGTGGAAAGAATGGTCCAGAGGATACAACGAGGATCCTGTGTCGATACTGAAGACCTTCGAGGATGGTGCAGAACGAGCAAATGAGCTTGTTATCGTCCATAACATACCAGTTTCTTCCAAATGTGAGCACCACTTAGCGGACATATCGGGCGTGGCACATGTGGGATACATCCCGGATGGGAAGATTGTAGGTCTATCAAAACTGGCTCGACTTGTGGACGTGTTCGCACGACGTTTACAGGTACAAGAACGAATGACAGCTAACATCGCCGATACCTTAAACGATGTTCTGAAGCCTAAGGGTGTAGGTGTTCTTATTCGAGCCTCACATGGGTGCATGAGTTCTAGGGGCGTGAAGATCCATGGATCTGTTACGACAACATCTGCTATGCGAGGTGTTTTAATGGAGGAGATCTCTTGTCGTGCAGAATTCTTGAATCTTTGTCATATGGCAGAAAAGGATGGTAAATAGTGTTTTCCATAACGCGAGAAATCGGAGTCGATTACGGTCACCGTGTTCCAACGCACGGCAGCAAGTGCAGGTCTGTTCACGGTCACCGAGGAACAATTGAGGCTACGTGTGAAGGACCCTCTCTTCATACTTCAGGAGAACAAACGGACATGGTTTTGGATTTTGGGTTCCTAAAAGACGTACTCATGGATGTAGTAGACGCCTCGATAGACCACGGATTTGTTGCATACGAAAAAGATGACATCGCAATGCTGATGTTTTGGCCGTGCAAAGGAACTGTGCCTGTTTCGCAGTCTTATAGCGATGATTTTGATGACTGGAGAAAGAACATCTCGTGTGTTGTTGCAAAGCAAGGGTACTGCTCAACGAAGTTTACTAAGTGCAACTCTAAGCTCTATGTAGTAGACTTTATTCCAACCTCCGAACGCCTAGCCGAACACTTCTTCCACCGTCTACAGAAACCTGTTGAAGAACAAAGCCTCGGCAAAGCAAAGCTTACCAACCTGAGATTCTGGGAAACACCAAACTGCTACTCAGACTACCCGGGATTCTCATCACAAACAACAAAGGTCTAACATGGACAGATACTTTTACCAACTGTGTGAGCTTGATCCGACTGAGGAGGAGAAAGAAGAAGGTTTATTGACTCCCAAAGGTTACTGTATCTATGATCGTAAAGTAAGCTCCCGGTATGAAATTGCTGTGTGTACAGACATCGGATATGCGCAGTTGATTGTCGGACTTCTTAACGGACCTGCCCCCAACGAATTCAAAAACAGGAGAGTATGAGATGGTTGAACTTCACAAAAACCTTGTCAATTTAGGAAACAGCGCTGTAAACAAGCCTTTGTATGAACAGAGCACGGTTAATCCAGGATTCTTAGAATGGTTCCCTTCTCCGTTTTCTTTGGACAACAAGAATGGTGTGGACGGACACTTACACATTGAATTCCCAGAATTTTCTTCTACCTGCCCAAAAACTGGACAGCCTGACAGTGCAAACATCATCATCGATTACATTCCGGATGAACGCTGTGTTGAGAGCAAGTCCTTGAAACTGTACTTCTTTTCCTTTAGGAACTACGGTTGCTTCATGGAAGCAATCACAAATATGATTTGTAATGATCTTGTGGATCTTCTTCAGCCTAAATGGATTAAGGTTACAGGAAAGTTTGCAGCAAGGGGAGGGCTGCCTTTACACCCCACAGCCGAATGGTGCAAGGATAGTGGTGTGAAAACTGCGCAAAAGGAGTAGGACCATGAGACTTCTAGATGTTGTAATTAAGGACCTTGGGGATCATCCCGAAAAATGGACTCAGGAGTATGGCATGTTGAAGAGGCTATTTCGGATGGAGGGCCAAAATGAGGTGAAAACTAGCATCTGCCTTCGGGAAGGAGGCCTTACGAGCGCCGCTCTTCAGATTGATTCATATCCTGTTAGTTTGGGATTCTTTGATAGGAAGAAATTGAAGAAAGCCGTAGGTACATGGCTCTTGTGGTTTGCATCTGATATTGAGAAGAAGCTGGCAGAGTAGTGCTCAACGAAGAAACGCTATGAATTCTTGTTCTAAGAAAAACTCCTTCTATGAATTCTTGTTCTAAGAAAAACTCCTTCTATGTGTACTTGCTGTTTGATTACTTTGGTGATCAGCTATATGTAGGAAAAGGAAAGGATCTGTAGAGTCCCGCGATAGAATGAGTGACGCTAGGTACAAACGTATTGAGTTCGAGAAAGCAGCAGGATTGTGGGAACAGAAACTTCTCTTACGAAAAGAAGCACTGGAAGATTCTAAGAAACAACAGGAAGATTCTAAGAAACAACAGGAAACAGAGACCTAGGGTATAAAAATGGTTTGGATATACGAGTCAGGCACTCCCCGTGTAGATGAATGCCAGGTTACAGAGAACAGTTTATGTGATCACAGACTGTTCAGTGTGCATGGAAGTTACCAGAGATCAGTCCAGCAGTGGTTAGAGCATCCGAGGAATGGAGTACTGAATAATCTAGCTAAATCAAGACCTTCACACATACTTTTGGACAGCGGCGGCTTCAGCGCCTGGCGCTCCGGACATCCAACAACCGTGGAAGCTGTCATACAAGCGTACAAGAAATTTCTTGATGTGGCAAAGCCTTATTTCAAGGAGATCTGGATGATCTCTTTAGACCAAATCCCCGGAAAATTCGGAGTAGATCCTACTCCTGAAGAAATTAAGTCCGCTATCGTCGAATCCGATAAAAACTACAAGATACTTACTGACATTTTCGGAGACCGTATCCTTCCTATTTATCACCAAGGAGAAGACATTGAACGTGCCTTGGAAGTTGAAGAGCAGACCGCAGGGAAGTCCAACTACATCTGCGTCTCACCGAGAAATGATCTTCCAGAAGCGAAGCGTGTTGTATGGTCGCAGCAAGTTCATGCTAAGCTGAAACCAACAACCCGAACACACGGACTTGCAACAACAGGGAATAAGATGGTTTCCCTTGTACCCTGGTATTCGGTAGATAGCGCGACGTGGATCTTAGTTGGGGCGATGGGTTCAATTATACATTTCTGGGACAGCGGAATCAAACAAGGATACTCCACCATTGCAATAACGAATGATGCAGGAAGAGACCGCTACCAAAACCAGCATTTTGACACATACGCCAAGCCTTTTCAAGATGCTATAGTTGAAAGAATTGAATCCCTTGGTTTCACATTGGAAGAAGTTAAAACGAATGTCAGGCCGAGGTCACTTTATAACATGTACAACTTGGAGCTTTGGATGAAACAGATACGTGAAATGAAGTTGTCAAGAACAAACAAAGTAAGCATACAAGAAACCTTATTTGGAGTGTGACAATGAATCTTAGTGTTACCTGCAAAGAAAAGACATGGGACTCGGGCCAGAAGGGCCATGAGATTTTTCTGTTCTTAGGAGAAAACTGCTACTCTGCATTCGTGGAACAAGCCCCTGAAGAAGAAACCGTTATGCTTGAACTCGCCTGTGAACTTTCTAGGTTATCCCGCACTATCACCGATCATGTAAAACATCGTTTACTGGAAACAAAGAAGAAGGGGCAGTACTAATGCAGTTCAACCTTGCCATCGAAAAAGTAAAAAACGCCCTATCTTCAAGGGATTATATAGCGAGCCTCACCCACTACCATTTCATCAATGGGCAGGTTTATGCAACAAACGGTGCCATGACGGCAAGCTGCCCGGTAGATGTACAAGGTCAATATGTTATCCCCGCAGAAGAACTTGATAAGGCCCTGAATATCTTCGGGAATGACGCGACCTTCCTCTGGCAAGAAGACACACTGACTATCAAGAAAGCACGCAGACGAATCACGATCCGACTGCTGAAACCTGAAACAGTACCTTTGATCGAACCTGTACCAGAAAAAGATACGTGGAGGGTTCCCTCGGAGTTCATTTCACAGATCAAGAAAATAAGGCCCTTTATATCAGACGATGCCTCTAAGCCGTGGGCTCTGACAGCATGGCTGCATAAAGTTGAAGGATCGGATTTGGTGTGGACAGCTACCAACAACATCTCCGTTGTTGAAGTTGACGCTGTTCCTTCCTATCCAAAAACAGCACACATACCTGAAACAGATTGCCAGATACCTAACTTCGCACTAGACTTTGTCATACAAAGAGGAACAGGACTGAAAAGTATAGGCTCCACTCCGAATAAAGCGAGCTTCTTCTTTGAAGACGGATCGCAAATGACCACACAATTGTTTTCACAGAAAATGCCAGACCAGGTATCGAACATAGTGCAGAACTGTTACGATGAAATAGAAGACGCTTTCTTCTTGAACGACGACTGGAGGTCTGCTTATTCATCTATCGTGCAGCTATCTCCAGAGGAGATTTCTTTATCTGCTACAACCATGACAGCAGGGCGCAGACAAGCGGAAATGGTCGTGGAGGTATGCTCACCGGTACCGAGGGATGAAACCAAGAAAGCGTCTTTCTGGAACCCGAAGTTTCTGACACCTATTGTTGATGCTGTCACGCACATTGATTTTGGGGCCTACCCTTCTCCCTCAAGGTTTAAAGGGGATGGCATTCGTGGTTTAACAGTGGGAAAACTTGTATGATTAATCCTATCGCGAATGACAACGGAGACCTGCCTGCCGCCACCTGCCTTGAGGACTTGGTTGTGGCAGGTTTACGTTTCAGATGCTATAGACTCCCTAATGGCAACCTAATTGTAGATAAGAGAGATGTTGACGCCTTCTTTTCTATGAAGGAACTTACGGCTGAACTTGTCTCTGAATTCAAAGCAGCTGTACAGTGGCATCTTGACAGTGGAGGTTCTGAATGACTTCTCCGCTAGATAGACTTCGTAAACTGCTAATACAGGAAGGCTGCTGCACTTACTGTCTAAACATGCGTTCTGTCAAAGGAAAGACCCTTGGTAGATTCGAGAAAGAGAACTGCCCCGCTTGCTTTGGAAGCGGGTTGAACGTAGAAAAAGAATGGGAACAGCTGCATGCATGGTAACAATGAACCGCGTAGTTCCGAATCCTTCAAAGGAACATACCAGGTACACGAGGTTTTTCATACGATACAAGGGGAAGGGCCTTTTGCTGGGCTTCCCGCTGTTTTCGTACGATTGACGGGGTGTCACTACAGGTGCCATTTTTGCGACACTGTGTGGGACGACGCAAAAGACCCTCAGCTAACGACTGAAGGACTCGTGAAGTTAATTAAGATCTCCTCTAGCAAGTGTAAGCTAGTAGTAATCACTGGAGGAGAACCTTGCCGACAGGACCTTGCTCCTATACTTCAAGAACTTCTCTCTGACGGATACAAAGTACAGGTCGAGACGGCAGGGACCTTCTGGCAGGACTGCCTTCAGTGGGACGGTGTAACTATTGTGTGCTCCCCTAAAACTTCTAAGGTTCACAGAGAAATACTGGACTGTTGCAATCACTGGAAGTACGTTGTTCGAGCAGGGGACGCCTCAGAAGAAGACGGGCTACCTGTAGAAGGAACACAGAAAGATCCTAACGGTGGACCTCACAGGGGAAGTGCAATGGCAAGACCTCCGAAGACACGAAAAGCGAACGTGTACCTTCAGCCTTGCGATGAGTATGACGAGTCTAGAAATAAGGCTAACATGAAGCACATGGTAGACATTTCCATGAAGTATGGGTACAGGGCTGGGTTACAGCTGCACAAATACTTTAATGTGCCGTGAAGACCCTCCATGGCAAAAACACACGGAGATGAATCGGGACTTCTTTGGCAGACTCAGGTCTACATAGGCCGATCTGCTGCCAAAGATGTAGGGCTGAAAGGACCTAAGTTATCTGCGCCCGCAGATTACAAGCTGCCTGAATACCGTAGTATTTTAGGACACAAACGCATAACACTAGACATAGAAACGCATGACCCTAAGCTTGAAGAAAAAGGTCCAGGAGTATATCGAAAAGACGGTTTCATACTTGGCATCGCCATTGGCTATTCTGATGGTGATAATCGTTATTATCCCCTCCGTCATTCTACTGGGGATAATTTCGATCCTAGCAGATTTCTTTCTGTTCTTGGAGAAGAAGCTTCAAAATTTGACGGGGTTCTAGTTAATGCCAACCTGCAATATGACCTTGATTGGCTGGGGTCTGAGGGTGTCCATTTCACCAACTGTAAGTTCTTTGACGTCCAGTACGCCGAACCCTTGCTTGATGAAAACAGAATGTCGTATAAGCTGGACCTTCTGGGTCAGCAGTACTTAGGCATAGGCAAGGAAACAAACACACTCGAGAAGCATTACGGTCCTGATTTCATCAAGCACTTAAAAGACATTCACCCTGCTTATGTAGGTGAATATGCCTGCGGTGACGTTTACCTGCCTCCATTAATCATGGATAAACAGGTTCCTTTGTTGGAAGAACAGGGGTTAACGGAGCTTTGTGAGATGGAGCACGGACTGCTGCCGTTGCTTCTTCAGATGAGGAGTTCGGGTGTACGAATTAACTTGACAGCAGCTGAGAAAGCGTTCGAGGCCTGCAATTCCGAGGCGTTAGAGATCGCCTCGAAGATACGATCCATGGTAGGGTTCGATGTAGATATCTTTGCAGCTGAATCTTTGGCAAGGGCTTTCGATAAGTTAGGTGTGACGTACCCTAAGACGAAAACAGGGAAGCCTTCTTTTCAGAAAGCATGGTTAAAAGCACATAACTCACCCCTAGCTAAACTGCTAATGGATAAACGTGCTCTGGATAAGACATCAGGGACGTTTATTCGAAACTACATGCTTCAAGGTCACGTCAATGGAAGAATACACTGCCTGTTCCACCCTCTGCGAGGTGAAGAGGGCGGCGCGGTGAGTGGACGCTTCAGTTCTAGCGGGCCGAATCTTCAAAATATCCCCAGCAGGGACGGTAAGTTAGGGCCTATGTGCCGTGAGATTTTCATACCAGAAGAAGGTTGTGACTGGGGAAGAATCGACTGGTCACAGATTGAATACAGGTTCCTTGTGCACTACGCCGTTGCCGCCAGGTGCCGGGATGCTGAGAAGGCAGCAGACCTCTACAGGAATAACAGAGAAACAGATTTCCATTCGATGGCAGCGAACATTGTTCACCCAGGGAAAGAAGTGACGAAGTCTGAGCGTGATAGGATCAAGTCGGTTAATTTCGGCATTGCGTACGGTATGGGAATCAATGGATTGGCACGTGATCTGGGGGTTTCTAAGGAAGAAGCTGAGCCTATATTGAAGGAATTTTATACAAGACTACCTTGGCTGAAAGAGATTTCCTCTAAGGCAATGGACCAGGCTTCGACCAAAGGATACATCAAGACGATACTCGGAAGGCGTCAGCGCTTTGATATGTGGGAGCTGAAGGGGTGGGGTGAAAGCAAGGGGTACTTGATGCGAGATTCCTATGAGAAACTTACTGATAGCGAGAAAAGAAACTATCGAAGAGCACGCGTGCATAAGGCCCTTAATGCCTTACTTCAGGGTAGTGCAGCGGATCTGATGAAACTATCTATGGTTACTGCCTTCAACAAAGGACTTTTTAAGGTTCTAACACCGCACATCACTGTACACGATGAATTAGGAGTGTCTGTACCTAGGACGAGTGAAGGAGTCGAAGCCTTTCAAGAACTAATTGATGTGATGGAGAATGTACTGCCCTTGAACGTACCTGTGCTAGCTTCTGCCAAGTTGGCAGAGAACTGGAATGAGGCCAAGTAAGAAAGGGTCTTCTAATGAACACTTTAACTGAAATAATGGCTCAGATGTACGTACTTACATGCATCTTTTGCGTGATTTGTGCAGTAGGATGCCTGGGGGCTTTCATGATACAACTAGTTATGGGCTAGTATGAAGTGTTCACTTGTAGCGCCCGAAGATATGATTATAGAAGAAGCCTTGCGCCAGGCACAGCACTTAAAGATTGAATTGTTTGTGAACAGGTCTTCGTCCAGGTACTTCATTACATCGAAGCTTTGTGCGTCTACTTTATGCAAAGTAAGCCTTGAGGGAGAAGTAACGTATCTAGGTTCAACTTAAATTTGTCGTATAAGAAGAGCAAGACGTTGAACATCTATCACAGGAGCATCATATGGCAGCAGAGATCGAGACAATGGCTTTTGCGGGGTTGACCCCCCCCTGGCACGGAATGGGTGTAAAAGTAGGCGATGACCTAACACCTCAGCAAATAATGGCAGCGGCAGGTTTGGATTGGACAGTTTCTAAACGTCCTTTGCACTTTGAGAAGAAACTTGATAATAGATTTGAATATCCTATCAAGGATCGTTTCGCACTTGTCAGGGACACAGACGAACAGTTCCTGGATGTTGTTGGCAAAACATACCGACCGACACAAAACAAAGACGCCTTTGAATTCTTTGATTCTTTTGTAAAAGAAACTAAACTAAAAATGCACACAGCAGGAAGCCTTTGTGGGGGAAAATATGTGTGGGCTCTTGCTGAAACAAACAAGTCCTTCACGATTGGGCCGCAGGACGACAAGGTGGATTCTTATGTGCTTCTTGTTTCTCCGCACCAGTTCGGAAAATGCTTAGTGGTTCAGCAGACAACAGTTCGTGTCGTTTGCCAGAATACACTGAACCTTGCACTGAATGAAAAAGGAGCTGTTTCGTATCGTCTGCCACATTCGAAAGAATTTAATGCAGCAGCTAAGTTAGAAGCAGCCAAGGTCATGGGACTTGTGACAGAATCTTTTGACGCTTTCAAGGATCAGGCTGAATCACTTGCGGGGCACTCTATACGAAGAGTGGAAGCGCATGACTTCTTCTCTGAACTTCTTGGACTTGACCCTTCTGCCGCTGCCAATGATGAAGGGCAGTCTATGTCGAAGAACCACGTTCGACTAATGGATGCCTTTGAAGGAAATTCCCCCGGTTCTCAATTGGCAGGTGCTAAAGGTACATTATGGGGCGCAGTTAATGCAGTCACCTATGTTATGGATCACTCCTCTGTACGTGACAAAGAACTTGCTATGCGAGACAATTTATTTGGGTACCGTGGCGACCTAAAACGTAAGGCACTGAACCTTGCACTGAGGATCGCCGCCTAAGGAGCACAGGTACAGGAACCGCACACGCAACCTGTAGAGGCCTCAATAACAGCGAACGGTGACAGGGAGGAGAGACTCCCACTTCACAAGCAAAGAGTGCTTCTATGAAATTAAACCTGAATCCTGTGACATTGTTTGTTCTTTCGTCAGTTGACATGGACCTTACGATGCGTTCGCAAGACATCTGCACAGAAAAATGCATGTTCAAGGATTCTATAATCTTTACTGATAAGAGCATAAACTGCAACCATCGAATCGTAAAAACTCCTGAGTTTAAGAATACTGATGATGTGATGGATTATGCTTTTCATGAAATGAATAAACACATAACAACGCCTTTTGTATTATCTACACAGTGGGATGGCTACATTCTAGATACTAACAGCTGGACGAACGATTTCTTTGAATACGATTTCATAGGTTCTAAATGGCCTTGGTTGCCACCGTCTTGCAATGTAGGTAATGATGGATTTTCTCTGAAATCAAAAAAGCTTCTAGATGTATTAGCTGATCTCAATGTTCCGAAAGGAACAGTCAGCGACAGTTTCATCTGCCAAACTGCAAGGCCTTATCTTGAGAACATGCACGGAATTAGGTTCGCTCCAGAAAGTGTCGCGGACAGGTTTTCTTTTGAAAGGTCTGCTCCTACAGGCCCTACTTTCGGTTTTCACGGGTTCTACAACTTCTGGAGATTTATGGACGACAAGGAACTATTGCATGTTGCCAGCAGGTTCAGCAAAAGGGTCGTCAGTAAGCCTGAGTACAATGAGCTCGTAAGTAACTGCCTTGCTCAAGGCAGAATAGAGGTAGCTTGTAATCTTGCTGCAATAAAAGAAACATTTAACGATGGAGGCGTCTAATGCATGTATCCTTTGTGACACCGGGACTAATAGATCTTGAGTCTGCATTCACCTTCGGCATGAGTGTGAAGACAGGAGAGAAGCCAATAGGTTTCTTTGGAACAGGGTTGAAATATGCAGTTGCAACACTGCTACGAACAGGGCACAAAATCCGTATCTTCGAGGGGACTAAAGAGAGAATACTCAGCTTACAAGAAAAGGACCACAGGGGCAGGCAGTTTGACGTTGTTTGCCTGGACGGCAGCCCTTTAGGTTTCACCACTGAACTTGGTAGATTGTGGCAGGTTTGGATGGCTTTCCGAGAACTGCATAGTAACACTCTTGACGAAGGAGGCACAACTGAGGGCAAGGAAGTTGAGCCGTGTGAAGGGTACACTACGATTCGTATTGAAGGAACGGACTTTCACCAAACCTATTTAAACAAAGGCTTAATCTTTGTCGAAGGTGAGCCGATTGGCTGCTCTTCAGGTTTACGGATCTTCCAAGGAGGTGGAAAAGATGTTTTCTACAGGGGAGTTAAGGCTTCCACAATGGAGTCTCCTATGTTATTCAGTTACAGTATTGAAGAAGAACTAGCTTTAACAGAGGATAGAACCATTAAAGACCCATGGATGGCGAAACACTTCATACAGCGTAGCATTGCTAAGTTAGAGGACACGAAGCTCTTAGATAGGATACTTACAGCTCCTAAAGGTTCTTTAGAGCAGAAATTCGACTACACCTACTTTGAGAATGAATGCTCATATGCGTTCGTGCAGGCATGTACAAGACTTTATTACGACGCCAATGCGAATCAGTCTTCAAAGAAAGTAGCCTTGCGTCGAGGAGCTGTCACCGCCAAGGAGCATACGTTGACAGTCATTGAGCAGATGCAGTTTGATTCTGCATTAGAGTTTCTCGAAAAACTAGGTTTTGCTATAAGAAACTACGAAATAAAGATCATGGATCTTGGTGAAATCCTAGGTTTGGCCAAGGATGGATGTATATACGTTTCACCGAAATGCTTTCGACTCGGCACCAAAACGGTGGCGCATTGCTTGTATGAGGAATTTCTTCACCTGAGTGAAGGAGTAGGCGACGAAAGTCGTGAGATGCAGAATATCCTTTTCGAAACCGTTTTAACAATGGGCGAGAGGATAGTAGGTAAACCGCTTTAACATAGGAGTACAGCATGCCAGTAACACTTACACTAACAAACGACCAGGCTCTTGAGGTCGTTAGACAGCTAACAACAGGTCTATCAGCAAAGACCATACTGAAGAAAGTGCCTTCAATTCTTCAGGAAAAGGAAGTTTCTTTCAGTGAAGAGGCACGTGTTCAAGCAAAAGTAAATAGTTACGTTCATACCCTGAATGCAGGTAAGCTCTTCAAGAGTGGAATGTTAGCAGATGTACTGGGGTGTGTGTCGAAGCAAGACAGGTCCAAAGTCTATTCTAGACTCCAGAACCTCAAGATAGAAGGAATAATCGAACCGACGACACATAAGGGACAATGGAAGAAGCTGTGATCCAAGGACAGTCGAGAAAGCATAGCCTACTTGAGGCTGTTTCCAACAACTTTGTGGGCTATGCCATTTCTCTTATGCTTCAGATATGGATCCTTGATGCTGTTGGGTGCAGTCTACCTTTGTCTACAAACATCTTGATAGGGTTTGTTTTTGCAGCAGCCTCGATAGCTCGTAGCTACGCCTTGCGTAGAGCGTTTAATTGGTGGAACCTATATAAGGCACAAGCACAGAGAAACCAGCAGCGGCCAACTGTCAACAGATGAAAAGGGTCTTACAATGAACCTGTATTTTGACACAGAAACAAGTGGACTGTCGGGGAAGCCACATATTGTGCAGCTGGCTTTTATTCTGACAGAGGATGACGGTACACTCAGAGGAAGCTTTAATGGTATCATCAAGCCTGAAGGCTACACAATACCTGAGGAGACATCTGCAATACATGGAATCACCACTGAGATCGCCTTGCGTTGCGGGATCCCTTTAAGTGTGGCCATTTCAGCATTCAATAACGCTGCGATGAACTGTAAAGGTGGAAAGCTTGTAGCACATAACATTCAGTTTGATGTGAAGATGATGCGCTTTGCATACGAGAGAGGAAGTTGGCCCTCAAGAATTGATGATCTAGAACATTTCTGCACAATGGAGGCCACTAAGAATAGATGCAAAATACCTCCCACACAGAAGATGATGAATGCTGGAATTAGGAGCTATAAGTCGCCTAAGCTCAGTGAAGCTTATGAATTTGCGTTCAAGAAGCCTTTAGAGAATGCTCACGATGCTTTATATGACGTGAATGCTTGCAAAGACTTGTACTACTGGCTGCTCAAAGGATCTCCTACAGAAGAGGCACTAGCATGAAAAGCAGTAAAATAAATCAGAAGGCACGGACTCTAAAGAAACAAGCAGCAAGGCTCATGTCGAAGTCCTTAGAGTACCAGCGAAAGGCAATCGACTTGCAGGCAGAGGCTCTTGAAGCTAACTCAGCTGCCAATTCATTGTTTGCAGAGGGTCACTACCTAGAAAAAGAAGAGATAATAGGATCTGTTTCAAGGAACAAGTAGCATGAAGGCAGTAATTTTTGACATTGATGGAACACTATGTGATCTGTCACACAGAAAGCACTATGTTACCGGCACACAACATGACTGGGATTCTTTCTTCAGCAAGTGTGGAGACGACAAGCCTTTTGAGCCTGTGATCAATCTTGTTCGATGGATCCGGCAAAAAGATAGTTTGAAGGTACTGCTTGTATCTGGAAGGCCTGAGAAAACAAGAGAAGTAACAACTAAGTGGATGCATGACCACAAGGTTCCGTTCGATGTAATCTACATGCGTAAAGACAATGACTATCGCCAAGACTTCATTATTAAAGAAGAAATACTGAACGAACTGCAGGATAAGGGCTATAAGATTGAGCTTGTTGTTGACGACAGGAACACTGTTGTGGACATGTGGAGGAGAAGGGGAATTACCTGCCTGCAATGCCGCGAGTGGGACGAGAAACGACCCGCTGCAAGGGTGCCTGTTCTTTCAATAATGATAGGCCCTTCGGGGGCAGGAAAGAGTTTCTTTTTAGAGAAACTTGTTGAAGAAGGGTCTGTACATTCCTCGCAGATCGTTTCATCAGACAGGATACGACTAGAGTTGTGTGGTGATTTTAGAGACCAGACAAAGAACGAAGAAGTGTTCGAGGCATGTCACGAAATCATACAGGCAAGACTAAACAATGGGCTCGACACTACGTTTGATGCTACCAACCTACGTCGAAAAGATAGGGTCGGTGTTGCAAGCCTAGCGAAGGGCGGACCCGTGAGGTACATTGTTGTGGACAGGCCTCAGGAGAAGAAAAAGAGGGACGGTGGATGGAGACTAAGTCTTGGATTCGACTTAATCTCTAAGCATTCAATGACATTCAATAGTCAGCTGAAAGATATTCTAAAAGGCGACAATCTGCCTAACGTTGAAGTTATTGATATAAGGGAGGCCACATGAAACACTTTGCTAGAACAGTTCCTTTCGGCAAGCTCTACTACAATCTACATGTAGAGGTGGATGCAGGTAATGTACGAAAAGTCAAGGGCCCTGAGGGCTTAGAGCTTTTTTGCTATACAGAAAAGTGTGTATACGAAAAGAATTGGAATGAGTATACACGTACAGCAAGGGGATTAATACTTGATCCACTGAACTTTCAAGTGGTGGCAACGCCATTTGAGAAGTTCTTTAATGTGGGAGAGCATGAACAATCCTTGCCTGCATTACCTTTTGAAACCTTCGAAAAGCTTGACGGGAGCTTAATTATCGTGTTCTTCCACAAAGGAAAGTGGAGGTGTGCCACTAAAGGAAGTTTTAGTTCCTGCCAAGCAGGGTGGGCCGACGAGCAAATAACAAGATTCGAGCACCTGCTGGAAGAAGGTACAACATACCTATTCGAAGCTATCTACACAGAGAACAGGATTGTTGTTCGATACAACTATGAAGGACTTGTACTTCTTGGTGCGTATGATCCACAAGGCAATGAGAAATGCTCCGAGGAACTGTGTGCAATTGCAGCACGAATTGCTTGCAAGATGGCGGCTCGTATGAACCACGGAAGCGTGTCGGAGCTTCTAGAAATAGTAAAAATTCTTCCTGCAACAGCAGAAGGATTCGTTGTTCGATTCTGCAATGGACTTCGTGTAAAAATTAAAGGAGATGAATATTGCCGCATTCACAGGATGGTTAGCAGGCTAACGCCTCTTGCTGTGTGGGAATCTATGTCTGCGGGAGATGACATCGAAGCTATGAGAAAGGACTTGCCCGAAGAGTTCTGGGTTGATTTTGATACGATTGTTCAACTTCTTTCTAGGAAAATAAACACAAAAATACAGCAGGTAATGGTAGCGTACAGGGACCTTCGTCTAGGGGAGCTGTCCGACAAAGAACTGGGTCTTCGTTTAAACGAGTTCCCTGAGGACATAAGAGGCTTCATATTTGCATGGCGCAGGAATAATTGTGACCTTCTCAGTGGAAGGTCAAGAAAATACTTGTTCAATTCAATTAGACCTGACGGCAACAGGTTAGACGACTACACGCCGTCATCGACATTCAATCGTGTAATGGAAGAGGCAAAATAGCTTAAGCCACTGTTCCACCCGCTTTCACATAAATTTCTTTGACTTGGTTCATTGTGCGTATCGACTGACCAAGAGTAGACGTTGGAAGTGATGCCCATATCCTTCCACACTTCTCTATGGCGCTTTCAAAGTTACCGGCATCAACGTCATTCAAGGCCTTGCATTCGCGTATCTGCTGTAAGGCTATTGCGTCCTGAGATGCAGGAGAGAAGTCTTTAAGACCCAGTTGTTTGCAGTACGGGGCATAGTAACGCGCCATGAGCTGGTAGCGCCCAGCTGCATCAGAGAACGCACCGATCTTCTTTATCCAGACTTTGATGTTTGGATGTGTTGCGTAGTTTTCGAAAGTGCCTCCCCCAACAATCGCACGATACCCGTCGTCGCTATTTGGGATCTGCGGGGTTCCTTCACTCCATGCAATGGTATTCAGGAAGGCTTTACGGTTCACGATTGCTACGCTATCGGAGGGATGTTGTATGAGCGATAAAAAGGCTTTCCATAGCTCAGTGAACATTTTGGGTGCCACTAATGCTTGATGCCGTAATAGAGGTTTATGCCCCAGCCCAATGCGCTTCCAAGCGTAAATATCATGAAAGATCCTAGCTTGGCGAGCAGTTTTCCTTTTTCCACTTCATCACTTGTGCTGTCGATCTTCGATCCAAGTTCTACGACCATTTCTTTGAGTTCTTCAAAATCTACCAAGCGGCGAGCAGAATCCTTTGTGTCCTGATCCTTTCGCTCCTGCATTTGTGTCGCGATCCGAGTCACTGTGTTTTCCAGTGAACTCAGACGCGAAACAACTTCCGTCTGATGTCGAATACATGCGTCGATTTGTCCTTGCGAGCATACTAGCGACATGATTTATGACACCGGCGTTGAAACACCTGTTGCATCCGTCAGAGCGGCCGCATTCGCAACAGCAGCAGAGATCTCTACTTGCGCGTCGGCCGCAGCGTTTGCTGCAAGTGATCCAGCAACAGCAGCAGCAACTTGCGCCGCTGCTGCAGCGGGATTACCCGCAAGCGCAATAGGAAGAGCAACAACCGCAGCTTTAAGTGCATCCTTGCCTTCCTGCTGTAGAAGAGTTAAAAAGAAGGCCTTTGCGTAGGGCCATACATCTTGTTCGAAGAAGTTCTCGAATTTTTGTAACGCTTCGACAGCATCATTTTCGACTGTCTGTACGAAATCGGTCATGGATAGCTCCTTTCATGGTGTAAAGAAGACACAGGCATATTACCTGTGAAGCAGGAATTTGTCAAGCAGAATCAACCTCAACAGGCATGACTTTGTTAACAGGGTCTCGACGTATTTTAGGGGGCCACGTGCTTAGATTAACAATCTCACGGCTATTAGGTCTTACGCTTTTGTCAAGAGCATAGTCGCCGTGGTCTCTAGTTACTGTCCCGAATGTAACAACTTTTTGTCCCCATGTTAAGAAGTCACAGAAGTACTTAGCCCATTTAACACCTGAATTTCTAGCACGAGCACAACGGGCAGAAATTGTCTCGTCACTGTCCCCAAAAAACAATGTGTTCCCAGCATGGTCGAGAAGATTAAGCCAGTTAATTAAGTACTGCCCAAACAGTTTCAAGAAAATCATATAGGACCCCACACCTTAACGACACTCGCCACGCTTATACGCTTAAGCTTTGGCTCAACGGCCATAGCGCGATTGTTCTCGATAATGTCCAAAGCTAAATCCATGCCGTCTGCGCGACGTTCAACGAATACTACCGTACCTAGACGAGGGTTGCACAGGCTGTTAACACCCTCAGGTTGGTAGCTCACAATCGATTTCTGGCGTATTGGATCAGCTATCATCACTTCCTCAATGCAAGGTTAGGGGTTTGATCTTTAGTTTGTCCAACTTCAACAAGAAGAAAACAGGTATCTTATACGGGCGATGGCATACCAAAACTTTGCCTGTCGCAATCATTGCCATTAGATTTGGGCCGAGTTCCATAGTCTTCATAGTTCACCCCCAGAGCTTTAAACATCAACGTCATTCCCTCCATCAGGGACATCATTCCGACAGTCGATTTCACCAAGTCTCTTTGTGTGAAAAACAATGACGCCATTCTATAGTCGCGTTCGCTAACAGCTTTTCTGGCTTCCAATTCGCATTGCCTAACCGTTCTCAGCAACTCTCGGATCTCGTGACTTGCGATGCTGTGAACGGGTGCGGTCATTTCTTGTAACCCAGCGTTTCAAAGTAACTCTTGGCTCTCTGCGCCATCATAATGCGCTTCAGGCCAGCCTCAGCGAGCAGTCGGCTTGTTTTAGCGTCAGAGTCACATATTAGAGTGGCCATCATGCTGATATGCTCTTTGGTCAGCCCAACGGCTATAACGTCGCTCAGGTTGGACACGGGTATGTGAACTCCTCGTCTTTGGGCTTCGTCTGTGGCTTTACAGGTTCTTTATACTCCGGGCGGGGTTCTTCCTTTCTAGCAAAGAAGGATAGACCGGAGATTATAAATCTTTGTGTTGCAGGCTGAGTCACTAGTGCACCTCATGGATGTTGATAAGCCGATACATTATTGACGTACATTGTTCTCGTCGTTGTGTCTGTAGGTGTCGTCCATAGCGCATTAGACAGGTACAAGTATAGCGGCAGTAGGTTCCACGGGTTAGTGTTGTACCTGCCTACCTCCACCCTATCTAGATAAGATATAATGTTCGTGTGATTTATGAGAAGACCGATCTTGTGGTAAGTTCCGTCGAAAGTAGTTTCTGATGCAGGAAGTGTAACCGCTCCTTGGTTCACAGATCCTACCCAGACGATAGACGTAACAGAATATAGCGTCGGATACGTCTCATAAGTCTCAACAGCATCAATTTCAGAGTACTTTGAACCGGGTGTACTCATTGCATTGACACTATCCATCCAGAAGGCAGGCCAAGCGCCAGAGTTGCTGTCGACGGGATAAGGAAACTTCATTGAGGCTTCAAAATAGCTTGCTCCTGTCGAAGTATTCGGTACGCCTTGTGAGAATCCGTTGTTGCCACTGTAGTCGACAGACTGAAGGCTTCCGCTCTTCCAGCTTCCCGAAGCATGCGTGGTTATAAGAGACAGTACTCCACCAGACACAGAGTACGATGCAGAAGGAACAGTGTCGAACGTAGACGCTCCGTAGGAGAAAGACTGTGGATACCATGTGCAAACGTTGCCATTTGTGCATAGATCGTTCGTCGCAAAGTTCTCATTAAAGGTTTGTGTGAATCCAGTTAGACTTAATGCGTTTCCTGCGTGAGATGTATCCCAGAAGAAGATGGACGGAACTGCATTATAGGCAAGCGCAGACTTCAAAATGCCACCCGCATATGACGGGGTGATTACCATCATATAGAGGATGATGCTAAGAAGAGTGCGCTTGAGCATTAGTCGGCACCGATGAAATAAGCCTGACCCACAACTGTCGGGTTAGTTGTGGTCGTAGCAGCATCGAGCTTGGCTTGGATATTAGTGTTAATGCTAACCCATAACCCCTGCGGCACAACCAAGCAGCTGGCAGTCGCAGCCGGAGCAGAGATGTATCCGATGTCATTGCTTCCGTTGCTGATCGTAAGCACATGGGCAACGGTATCGCGGTTATACATGCAGAGAGAGTTAAGCCCCAAACGCTTTCCTGTAGTTCCGACAGCTAGGTTGACAAGCGAGGTTGTGGACATGGTGTTGGCGATATTATAAACCATCTCAGGAGTAGCCCCTATCTGAACAACCTGAGCACCGTCGGTACGAGCCATGATATTAATAGGCGTTCCGTTCGTAACTGCAGTGACAGCAGAGTTAGCAGCCTGCCCTGTAACGCCTGAAGTCCAAAGAGAATATAACCCCTTTAACATAGCAACCATCGACCAAGAGCTTGTGGAGTTCGTGGCTGCAGAATCAGACGTTGAACCTTCAGCCGTTGACGAAATAGGCTGAGGGTTCGGATTGGGTGTGAAAGACGCAAACGCTAGGCTGGGAAGAGCCAGAAACATTGCAATTGTGATAAGAAGCTTTTTCATTAGTTCACCGTATAGTTGGTTTTTGCACCGTCGCAATGGAACGTCACAGACTGATAGGGCGTGTTCATCACAAGGCTCGTATTAGGCGTTAGGATCGTTCCAGAGGCGGCAGATACTGTCATTGTATTTGTGCCGCTGAACGTACCACATTCATCCGTAACGACGACCACGAGGCCGTTATTCGTGCCGTTACAAGCAGGGATCGTTTCAGTCGTGACTGCGCCAGAAGATAAGCACCAGCGGATTTCATAGTCGGATGTAGAGGCCGTGTCGCTTGTTCCCGATGTAATCGTGCGTCCGGCAAGACTAATTCCTCCGCCACCCGAATACATGCTTCCCATAGAGATCCAGTTCGTCCCGTTGCAATACGCCATGACGTTGTTAGAGCCGTACGCTATCTCCCCCGCAACGCCAGACGGCGAGGTACATGCCGCGTGTGCTGCACACGGCAGAAGCAGGAAGATGAGGACAAGGAGCTTTTTCATTAGGCTACCACTGTAGCTCCGGCGAAAGCTGGGAGCGTGAGAAGGAACTGTTCGGTCATACCGACGATAGCCTGTTGTACTGTAGCCCCAGAGGCCGGAGCAGTCGCAACATCTAGAAGCATGCCCGAAACGTCATAGGTTGCCGTTCCAAGAGGAGTCCCGCCAGATGCGAATGTCGGTTGATCCAAGAAGCACAAGACTTGGGCCTGAGCCTGTGGGGGAGATTGGTTCAACGCATTCGGAAGGCTAGACACCACATGATAGGTCGCCGTGGCTCCGTTAGATTGCTTGATCGAGGCTTGGATTGGCATGTTGGCTCCTGTTAGAAGGTGTAAGCTGTGAGATTGATATAGGCAGAGGAAGAAGCTGATCCTGTGGTGTAGTACATCGTTTGCGCGGTTATTAGGGGGATATTGACAAGATTACCCTCTACGTTGAGCGATCCGTTATTGCTGTTCAGAGATGATCCACCAGTACCACTCGAATCTCCTGCGACGATTGCAGATGCATTGTTGACTGTGGCCACGAGACCTATGTTTCCGCTCCAGCACTTAGCGTTAGGTGGAACAATGGCCGTCATGCTGACCGAGGCATAACTCGCTTGCGCGGTGCCGCTGACCATCGAGGTCGCGGGGACATAAACCGTCGTCCCCTGCTGCCAAAAGGTCGTGAAATGCGCCGAGGCATTCATATAGACCGCGCCGATCAGATAGCTCGCCGTATATCCGCTGGGCAGATTCGAACCTGCATAAATGGTCGCACCACTGCCCGTCGTCGTTCCAAGTATGCTCTGAGTACCTGTAGAAGGTTTATAAATGGCATAGATGTAGAGCCAGCCAGAGGTCGGAGGAGATCCAGTATCCATGCCTCCTGCTCCAGTACCGCTAACCGTGAGCGTCTGGTTGTAACTTGCGAGCTTGTAGGCGGTACCACCAAGAGCGGTTTCAACCGTTAGTTCATCAGCATTCCAGATCGCAGCTGTCGTTGATGAGTATTTTCCAACTAGACGCTGATAGTTCCCTATAGATTCAGCACCTATGAATGCATTGGCATTCAGAGAACCGTTCACATCGAGCGTGGCACTATTGCGGATCGTCGCCGTACCGATGCCAATCGCACCGCTTGGGAAGATAATCATATCGTCCGCAAACGTTCCTGAGTTCCTGCAGTTAAATCGTAAAGAACCAGAACCGCTAGCTGTCGGGAGCATGGACATTGCACAAGCTGCTGTAGAAGCAGACGTATCGTTCCGCATATAAATCGTGACGGCATCTCCCGCTGTCGTATCGGAGTTGTACAGAACAAGAGCGTCATTTGATTGAGGGGCTGTCGCAGAATATGCCGTGTTCAAAGCGTACTGCAGACCAAGACCGGGAGTAGATGATGTAAGACCTGCTGTGCTTGTACCAATGGATACAGTTCCTTGTACGCTAAGACCGTTTGTAGGAGCGTTAATACCAACGTAGCTTGTTCCGATCGCAAGACCTGTCGTACCTAGTGCCATGGTATCAACTGAATTTGCAGCAAATCCAATGGTATTGGCTGCCGGGAGGTAGATGCCATTAGTTGGAGCAGTGTTCCCAGTTACAACCTGACTTGTTCCTGTGACAGCGCCAGAGCTTGTTACCGCTCCTGCATTCCAGACGCCTGTAGCGATCGTCCCTACGCTCGTCAAAGAAGAACCAGTGACACCCGAGGCAAGCGTTGTTCCTGTTAGGTTTGCAGCAGGAACGGCATTGGCTGTAATGCTCGTATTGCAGCCGAATCCTGTGTTAGTCGTCCAGATTAAGGCAGACGAGGCAGAGCTGCATCCGCCAATTGCTAAAGCTGTTACGTTCGCCGTTCCGCTTGTGGAATTACCCAAGATGGTGTTTGTCGCTATCTGGGCCAAGTTCGTAAGAGCAACGCCGTTCGTAGTAGTCAGTGTGGTAGCATTGATCGTACCGTTGACGTTTAAAGCGCCAGAAGTTGCAGTTGTACCAATAGAAACATTACCCTGAACTATCAATCCATTAGTCGGTGCAGATAAACTCGCGTAACTAGTACCAATGGCAACATTTCCATACGCACCTAGTGTGGATCCCACCTTACCTGTTCCTATACCGACGGTCTGATTTCCCATCACATACAAAGTCGGGTTTGCGTCGCTGGCTGCTGCGTTACCGGGAGCGAATATCTCGGTCGTGTCCAAGCTATTCTGAAACGCTGTGCTCATGATATTAGGGTAGGTGTACCCTAAGGATGTAAGCATGTTCGTTGCACCGACTGCAACCGCACCCTGCATTGATATTGATGCACCTGAAACTGCGGATGTGCTCGTTCCAATCGTAATCACACCAGTCGTCATTAGACCGTTCGCAGGTGGTGAAGTCGTGCTTCCGATACTTACACCACCTCCTGTAGGGTTTAGAAGAAGAGAACTGGAATGATCTAAACTTGAATAGAAGCTAGAAGCTTGAATCGAAGACGCATTTCCAGTTCCGTAAGTATAATAAGATCCTATGTAAGTGCGTTGACCAGTTGTTCCTCCTGATGAGCCTAAAAGAAGCTGAGCGTTCGACACTGGATTTGTCGTCATATTCGCATAAGAAGCAGTGTTCTCTATTTCTGTCTGCGCGTTCCATGTTGAAAAGGTTCCGATAGAGACACCTGTGGTTCCGATCACAACTGAATTGGTAGGACTGCCCTTCGCGATATATAACGGGGTTGTACTATCCGTTGTGTCTTGAATCTGAAACGCATTCGATCCGACCTGACCAGCTACCCATGCAACGCCGGTCCCATAATACTGTGTACTGGAATAATTCGAGTTTGCAGATGCCACAAGAAATGCACCTTTTCCCAGTACCTTATTGTAAACCCGCGCGCTAATATCAGATGAATTCGTTGTGTTCACGACATCGAGCGGGAAGCTCGGTGTATTGGTTCCGATCCCGACCGATCCCTGAACCGCAAGACCATTTGTAGGCGAGGATGCCCCGCTAAATCCAGTGCCAGTTCCGATAGACACACCTGCAGGTGTCAGCGTTACCGAGCCGTTGAAATTTGCTGAAGCATAGTTGGCGTGAATGATACCGTGCGTGGTGGAGTCCGAATATGAAGGATTTCCCACGCTGGTATTTTGCCAGACCGTATCCTCATAAGTTTCCTGAAGATCGCCTACGCCATTAGTATAAACATAATACGACGGAGCATAATTGCCCGATGCTTCAAGCCCCTTGATCGTGATACGATCAAACAGATAACCGTTGCCGAGCAGATAGAAAAGTCCTTGTTCTGACCCAGCCGTTGTCGAGGCCAACCAGAGGGTTGAATCCTCAATCTTGATAACCGAAGCCCCTGTCATCCGGATAAATGGACCTGTCTGTTGTTCAAAGTGGGTCGTATAGAATTTGGCTTGGATCTGCACACCGCAGACACCCGCGCCAGTTCCGTTGACACCACCAGCTGCGCCTCCTCCGTTATAGTCGAAGTGATCTCCGAAGAAACCCCATTCGTCATACTCGTTGAAGTTCGCGCCGCAATGGGAGTTATCATAGAAATTCGAGGCGTAAACCTTCATAGTTTCACCTGAATTTGAATTTCCGTTCGCCACGTAAATCCCGTCATAATTATCGTGGAAATGTACATTATTCAGGGTGATCGCCCAAGTATTATTCCCATACTGGTACGCACGATAAAATCCACTAACGTCCACATCGTCGTACATCGTACCCGGGGACCAGTAAGTCGAAGGAGTAATAACCCCGTTCGGATCACCACCTGCATAAATCCCTACATTGGTGTTCCCTGACGAATAGCCTGAAGAATGTTGAATCTGGCAGTGCTGAACGACGTGGTTTGTCTTCGTCGTGTACGGCATCCATGAAGCCTCTGCCGTAATCAAAGCCGCGCCAGTCGTAGGCGTGTAGTTCAGAGTTGCTCCTTGGCAATCCAAAATTATATTATTAGGAATTGTAATTGATGCGGTATAATTATAGGTTGTTTGCGGGTTCAAAATAATTTTGCCTTGCGCTGAACCTGCATGAGTTACAGCAGCATTGATCCATGCTCCTACATCCGAGCCCGAACACCAAGATGGCGCACTTGAATTACCACACGAACCTGCATCGAAAGTATGTGTGAGATTAGTTGTCGCATCGCCTTGATTAGACGTCCCCGTCCCACCATTCCCTACGCCAAGCGTACCCGCAAGCGTCACTGCGCCTGTTGTAGCAGTTGAAGGCGTAAACCCTGTAGTACCTGCAGAGAAGCTCGTGACAGGAGTTGAACCGCTCGTCGTGATCGAAGATCCAATCGACGTAACGATATGCTGCTGGGCTGCTACAGTACCGCTTGCGCCCGTGTCCAAAGAATAGGCCGGAGAATTAGTTCCAATACCCAGTCGATAATTCGTATTGTCCCAGAAGAAATTTGCGTTATTTTGGGTCGATGTACCTGTTGCTCCAGCGAAGAAAACACTTCCAGGTGTTCCTGATATGCTGCCCCCTCCTCCTGCCTGAAACGTGGCTAAGGATCCCGGTCCGTTAGACGTAAGCACATATCCACTTGTTGCGCTTGATCCCCCGTAAACACCTATAGGAAGCGGGCTAGTGCTGGTTACAGGTGTTGATCCTGATCCAGAACTGTTCTGGGTATAGGGGATCACGGATGTTTGTGCACAGCAGAAAGTAGTCGACAGCAAAATCCAGGCCATCGTTTGAAGAACTACCTTATTGAGCATCATTGCCTCAGTTGGATACAGTGGGAAGTGGGTTGTTTATGGAAACAGGTGTGCATGAGCTTGATCCTGCAGGCTGTGTTGTCGAATTCGGAACACAGAAGATCACAGCTGATTGAGCACGTGCAGGTGTGACGTAGCAAATAAGAATGGCCGCTACAATAAGCAATCGCATGGCAAGCGCCTCCACAGAGCTGTATTTCAATTTAATCATAGTGTGGCGTCCTCATTTTCTAGCATATTTAGGTTCAGATATCAAGTGTTTTCTTTAGGCGATAGAGATCTGGTTAGAAGGAAGTGACCCTAACTTTCCCGCACTGTTGCCGTAGAGGGTAGCAGCTGAAATGAAGTCCGCGAAGGATGTTGCAAAAGCTTTGAACTCAGCTATTCCAGGGAACAAGTGTGTCGACCCCCCTTCATCAACCCATAGATAAGTGGCGGTGCCTCCAGGAAACACTCCGTTAAGAAGCACATATGTTACAACAGCGTTCAAGCTAGCTTGTGATGAAAGGCTAGTTGAGTAAGTGCCATTCAGCGCAGGGTAAGATGCTGATGTTACACTCAGTCCTTGAGAAAGTACCTGCTGCGCCATGTCTTGGGGCGTCATTAAACGTGCAACGGGAGCAGAAGGAGCAGGATCTGAAACAGGCGGAGGAGTAAAAGTGCTTCCATCAAAGAGCCACCCTTCTGCTACAATAGATCCACAAGGGATGCTGGCTGATGAAAGTTTCCCTGGTGAAACAGATACGACAACACCGTTTGTTACTTGTGCGAATGCCATGGTTAAGCTGTCCTTTGCCAGATGTAAACTGCGATAGAAGGCTGTATGTTGTTGTGGGCAGTTCCTCCGCCCGTATTCTGAATGTTGGCGTTGCCAGAAACAGTGCTCAACGTGTTATAAGGCCCGTTCCCTTGCGCAAATCCGTTTGATCCGCCAGTTGTTCCGGAAACTGGAACCAGATGCGTGTGACCCGTATCCGTATGGCTATGGGCAGGCATTTCTCCTGTCGTTAATGTGTGTAGGTATTCACCTAATTGTTGGCCTATCGTTACGGTTTTCGAAGTTCCGTCACCATCGGTGAAACTACCTACACCGATAAGAACCTGCCCTGCTGCGAAAGCTGTCCATGTTCCAAAACCCAGAAGGGTTGCAGGGTTAGTCGAACTGCTTACATTAAAGTACAGGCTTCCAACAGGATAGACTGCCTGTATCGTTGTACCTCCAAGGTTGGCAAGTGCTGTCGCAGCGCTAGAAACATCGGAGAGATTATTGACAGCAGCTAAGTTAGACGATGTCAGCTGGTCCCATATTGTGTTTCCTAAGCTATCCTTTACGAGCTGTCGGTACTGCCCTTGTCCATAAATAATAGCCTCCCCTGCACTATCAAGTGTAATAGGGTTCGTGTTCAGTATTGTCTCCCCTGCATCTTGCCATGTCGACTTCGGCGTCGAAGTGCTTGGAACGTAGAAATACACTGATCCCCCGGACAAGGGGACAGCATTGCTGTCGAAGAATTGCTGTTTACCATTTGGCAGTAGACTTGCTGTCATTTTTCATCCTAGAGTTGGTTCGATCTTAAGGGGCACTATACTGCATAAAGCTGAACTTTATCACAGGAGCATCTCATGAGAGTATTCATACAAGGTTTCTTCGGAGGGTATATTGGCTATCTATTAGCAGAGTGGCTACACTAGCACGGTACTAAGCATCCCTTCATCTAAGTACTCCAGCACAGTAATCATTTTCACTGAACGCTGGAGTACTGTTGGTGTTTCTTTTAACGCATGACCCATTAACGACTATTCTTTATGGGATAGGCATTGCTTTTGTGTACGGCGTCTTCATGGGACTTACGAGGCAGGTGAGCCCTCGTGACATACCTTCACCTAGAACTGTTATTGTAGAGAAGCCCCGCGTAGGGGGCGGCGGAGGTGAGAGCATTCTGAAACTGCGGGACTTCTCCCGTGCTCCGAAATCCCTTGAGGGAATTAGCCGCGACCTTTGAACCTGCAGTAGGTGATAGCATCAATTGAACGAGAGCGTTCTGTGTGCGTGAACTGCCTTTGTTGAAAGGTGACGCAAGTGTTCTGCCTATACCTTGTCCTACCGACGAACCGACCGCTGCACCTATTTCTGAAGGTACACCTACACCTTGTGCAAGTCTGCTTCCCGCCCAAGCACCTGCCGCCGAGCCTAAGAATTCGGGGTGCAGGTTACGTCGCCACCCTTCAGGAGTATTTAGGCCAAACTCAGACTTGACCTTATCCACCATTTCCTTCTTGGGTGTTGTGGGAGACCCGCTAGTGTTTCTTGATAGCAGGTTGTTGACAGAGTCGTCACGTTCCAGGCTGCGCTGTACGTTCCTAAGCGCCTCGACATCTTCATCTGTGACATACCTCAAGGGATTGGTGGGGGAGGTTATGTTGACCCTGTCTTCTAAGGTTTTCAAAGCAGACGTTACTTTGTTTAGGGTTGGTGCAAAACCGGGGGAACCTTCACTCGCCTCAGGATTAACAAGACCTAACTTCTGCAATGCCCTCATCCTGTCCTGTTCTGCGGATAGTTTTGCGTATTCCTGCCTATAGGCATCAAACTTAGGTGCAGCGTTCGGAGCAGAAATGGCGTCGTACAAGCGGCTTTTGATTTCTTTCAAATTAGCAATGGTTTCTTGGCTAGGTGCATCCGCTTTCATCGGATCACGATTAACAACATCATTTATCTTATTTCGAACAATTTTGTAAAGCGTCTTCGGGTCTGTTGCTCGAGGGTCCTTCAAGGCAGTCTCAATGTCGTCTAGGTGCTTCAGAAGATCAGGGTTCGACCACTCCTCCTCCCTTATCCTAGGAATAGCTGCAAGTGTTTCAGATATGTCGGCTTTCCCGTTATTCTGCCAAACTGTACCTGTAGACAAGTTAGGGTCGTAAGCACGTCGAGCGGCAGAGTCTCCCATCCTTTCAGCGCCTTGTTGAAGCTTGGCTTCGACAGACTCCGCAATGTCAGAAGGCTTCCCCGTAAGCTGAAGAATAGCATTATTTCGAAGCTTGTCGTTATTAGCTTTCTGTGCTGCGAATGCAGGGTTGAACAAGGTAGGGTCACCTACGTTCGATTCCCTAAACACCTGCTCCAAGGCTGCAAGATTCCCCGCATTAGGGTCTTTTGCCATTGCAGCGGCTTTGGCAAGGGTTGTCTGTTCTGTCAACACATTTCCGTGTTCATCCACCATTGAAGGTAGGTAGTTGTTCGTATCAAGCTTGGAAGGAAGTCCCCCGGCCAATCGCGTCATGACGTCAGCGGCCTTCTGTACATACGGATCAGCTTTTGACACAATGCTTTTCAGCTTGTTGGCCGCAGAAATTCCAACGTCCAGAGCGGCAGGCATAGCAGAACCTAGCACTCCTCCGACTTCTGCGTTCTGTTTAGCCTGTTCTCCTACAGATTGATTTGATCCTGCTGACGTCAGAGCCGTCAAGGGGCCACCTCCTTGCAAGGCTGCATTTGTTCCTGTAGCTCCGTACTGCAAGGCTTTGTTTCCTAGCGATGCGCCTTGTGTTACAGCACCTGTTGCAGGATCAATGACAGCATTGCTCGCTACTTTTCCCCCAAGGAAATTGACAGCATCACTTACTCCGTTAGCAACAGAAGCGGGAATGTACCCACTATCAGCAAGAGCATTGGCGCCTGTGGAGATACCTCTGCCTACCAGACCTGCAGCTTTTCCAGCGACGCCCATCAACGGGGCAGACGCCACCATCTGTCCGATGGATCTGTTCAGATCAGAATGGGGGTCTTGTCCGTACTGCTGCTGAAATTGCTCATTGCGATTCTGCAAGTCGTTCAGGTATTTCTGAGAAGCGTTTCCGTTGTCTTGCTGGGCGTAGCCGGGATCAACAGTATTGACGACAGCGTTGAAAGCACTGGGTGCGTATGTTGCAGCTAGCTTCCCCGGGGAACGAACAACGTCTCCGGCACCTTGCTCCAGTTCACCTCCGATACGAGAGGCCTCTGCTTGCCTGTACGCCGCTAATGCTGCAGGGTCAGTTCTTGCAAGTTCACCGACCTGTGATATGCTTAAATGCTGTTGTAAGGGCTGGCCTGTAGGCCTTACTGTGATGTGGGGAGCACCATTTTCATATTCCAGGTCACTGGGCTGTGAGGAAGGCGTCTTTTCTTTGGAAGGATCGTACGCGTCGATGTTAGCAAAGGCTTGTTCTCGGGGAGACAGCGGTGTTGCAGATTGGGTCGAGGAGGCATTCGAGGACATATCAGCTTTGGAAGGGTCATAGGCGTCGATGTTAGCAAAGGCTTGTTCTTTTGCAGTCAATCCTGCTTTCGAAGGATCCGGCTGCTGTGAGGGAACAGGCATAAAGTTACTTGTTGCACTTCTGTTCTTCTGCAGGTTGTTGAAAGTATCCCTGATTCCTTTGACGTAGTTTGCATCATATGACGCTGAATTCGGACCTGTCTTGTACATGGATAAGGCGCACGCTTCAGGATCAGGATCATCCTTGCACTTCTGGAAATTGTCCCGTAGGTACCGAGCCATCCCGTCAATCGACGAACGCGGGTCAGTCCTATCTACTCCGTAGTCCTTAGCGGCTGCGTCTGTCATGGCAGCAAGGCCTGATGCTGAGCTGTCAGGATTCTTGAATGAAGGATCTAGCCCTGATTCATACGAAGATACAGCCTTCAACCAATCGGGATGGATGCCGTACTGCGCACCCACTGAATTGAAGATGTCGTCAAAATCAGTGTTAGTGGTCATTTGTAGTCCTTGTGTGTTGCAAGGCTGTGGTCAACAAGAAAACCTACATGCTCCTTAAAGTCCTCTTTTTGTTGCGGAGACATAGATCCTAGTAAGTTCTTCTTTTCGTCCGCGTTAAGATACTTCCATTCGAAAGCGTTTTGGTCGTAGTTATCCCGCCATGCAGCATCTGCACGGGATGCTGTGCCTGCGTCGACGTTAGCTCCCTTTAACGGCTCAACATAGTCTCCCCGAGAAGCTGTCGCAGTCGCTTGTCCCAGGAGGTACTGTCCTATAGCGCGTATAGCTCCTGGAAGCTGTGTGGGGCTAGGACTTCCTTTTGCCTGAACAACAGATTCAAGTTGATTACGGGCATTCTGGCTCATTCCTAAGCCTTGTGCTTGTGCGGCGAACTTTGACAGGATTTCATAGTCTGTGGCTTTCTGCACACCGTCAGGAAACATTTCTTTTATGACAGGATTGTCGGAAAAGAAGGTGTCGGATAGTCTTGCACGTAGGGCGTTGACCATTTCTTCGTTGGGACCAGCACTGTTAGCTAGCTTAAGAACGCCTTCCAAAGGAGCGATGTTTTTCTTCGCTTCATTAGCAGCATCGATGTCGTCATCGAACTTTTCGTTGTAGTTGGCTATGTTTTCAGCTTCTCCTTGTGCTAGTCCTACACGAAGAGGGGCAGTTGGTGCAGCACCGGCAGGGGCTGCTTGTGAGGAAGGGTGTATAGTTACTGCAGGAACACCCTTGCTGTTGTACCCTTCCTGCGGATTCGAAGAGCCTCCTGATCCCTGTGAGGCAGCGGTTCCTTGTGCGTTCGATTCAGGTGGCGTATAGCCGAACATAGAAGGAGTAGTTACACCTGTTCCTTGTGCAGTCGCAGATACGGTGGCAGCGGGACCTCCTTGTGAGGCATGGGAGGTGTTGACCGAACCCTGCTGTCCTGCAGGAGGTGTTGGATTCATGTCGATAGGTGTGTACTGACGTGTCACCACACTCTGCAGAGCAGGAACAGGTTGATTTCCTTGCATCAAGTTAACCTGCTCACCATTCTTATACTTTAAAGCCGCATCATACTGACCTGCCATCTGTAGCGCTGAGGTCTTCTGGTTAACAAGCATGTCCTTCAGCATAGGAAGGCCTTGTGGTGTAAGCAAAGGCTCAATGTGCTGCGTCAGCATGGTGGTGGCAGCTTGGGGTGTCAGAGACGGTACTCCGTTGGCATCTTTCGTTAAGTTAATCATCTCCGCCACAGCGCCAGATACACGCTTCCTATAAACGTCCGGGTCAGGAGTTCCATACTGCTGTGGATTAGCTAGCTGCTTCTGAAGATCCTGAGAAATGGGGTCTAGGAGGTCCGCCATTCCTTGATACTTGTTTTTATTGAATTCCAGATCAGCACTGCTCTTCTGCGTCAAGGCTAACGCAGCATCAGCAGACTGTTTCTTCAAGGCAAGCGCCGCTGCGGCAACAGCAGGCCCGAGCATGCCGCCTAGCTGTGAACCTTGCTGGGCAGCTGCGTCATAATCCGGATTGCCGAACGAGTCTTTCGGCACATTCTGCAATATGCCGCCAAGCGCATTCTGAGCTTCAACTTTCTGCTTGAGAAGCTGGTTCTCCTGCATGGCAGAAGACACGTTAATCATATTGCCCGCAGTTGTGAGCATATTAGGCGGGGCACTGGGGTACATAGACGTGTCAGCTGTATTCATTTGTACTACCGATATAAGAGAAGGTTACTGTGCAGGCTGGCCGTACTGCTTATTCGCTCCTAAAGCATTCTGGTCGACGCCTTGACCGTATTGCGTCGGTGCGGTGTATGCTGTAGGTGCCGCTGCTGGCGGAGAGGGAACAGGTGTTGTCGGAGCCGTCTTGGTCGACTTGCTCTTATCTGTACTAGCTTTGTCAGCATTGGTCTTCGCCAACGTATCTGCAGAGGCGTCCTGTGCCATGGATTGTGGAGCGCCGGGGTACATTGACAAGTTAGCCGTTGCTAGATCCATTCTATTTTCCTTTTATTCTAGTTGTTAAGTGTTAAAGATAGCCTGCCATCGCTGCTCCACCCAAGCTATTAGCTCCTCCGGCAATGCTGTTGGCTATTCCCATGTATCCTGCAGCTTGCGCGTTGGCGCCACCCCAGATGTTGTTGGCGACTTCTCCGCCTGTTGTGATCCCTGCAGCACCTAGGCTGTTGGTAGCACTCTGTCCAAGCTCTGTAAGTCCCATCAAGTGACTGAACTGGTTCGTTTGGTTAGTGACAGCATTGTTGAACTGCTGCTGATAATTGGTGGAAGCAAGTCCTGAGGCATAGCTTGCAGCTGATTTCTGCGCGGCTCCGGACAGTCCCAAGCCTTGGGCAGTGGCGCCGTTCTGAGTAGCTTTGAGACCTTGGGCCATTTGGAATTGATACCCCGGAGTCTGCTCAAGTTGAGACTGGTTCATTGTAATAGGACTGGTTAATGATGTCAAGTTATTCGTAAGTCCTTGAGCACCTGCAGTTCCTAAATTCATGTAAGGTTGAAGGTTCTGGGCATATGTATTGTACATCCCCATTTCAGCGTTAGTAGCATTCTTCGCCCCTGCCTGCTGTGCGCTTGATGCTGCAGACGAACCTATGGCACCTGCTGCACTGCTTACAACTGCTGATCCGATTAGGGCTGCGCCTACACCCATTCTATTCTCCTAACCATTTGCTGTACATTGTGTCGCACTTCTTGAACCCAAGACGCTCGAAGACAGGTCCCCTGTCCAAGAACTCTTTCGTTAAGAAGAACACCTTCTTAACACCCCGCTTCTCAAGAACTGAAAGCGTTTCTTTAATCAGGCGTATGCCAACAGTTCCTTTACGCTCTGATTTCCGAACAAAGTAAGAGTCCTCGAACCCGCAAAAGGTTGGATAATGCAAGTGCCTCCGTATAATAACGAGGCTGTATCCTATCAGAAGACCCTCCTTACGAGCGCAGATGATTTGCAGTTGGCCTTGCGACTCTAGCCACTCGTAGCCTTCAATATGAGGCCCCATAGGCATCTTATCCTTGTTCGTGCCTATCTCTTCGTAGTGTTCGACCCACAGGTCCTGGCAATCTCGAAAGTAGTCGTCCCAGGGTTCAACGGTGTATGTAATCACTGCGGTGACTCCTTATGTCAATGATTACATGCATGAAGTCGTCCACACTGTTGTTGATTACATCATGCTTCTCTAGCTTATTGTTCCACCACACTTCTCCCGGGCGAGGAGTAATCTGTTCATCACCTGTTCGGAAGACGACACCCGGTTGGCTCTGCAAGATCAGGTGGTACCTCTCATAGTAGATCCACGGCTTAATCTTGTGCGGAAACGCTTGTGTTGCCTGAGGAATAATATCGTCATGCACAGGAGCTGTGCCACCTGCAGCTACCTTTGACACGAAAATGCGTCCAAGATGCTCGCCCTCAAGTCGTGCCATTAAACCGAACACCAGAGGCCTTGCTTCAGGAAGCATTTCAAAAGGAGGATAGTTGACGCACTGAATTTCTGAGCAGACTTTTTCCAAGAACTCCTTCTCGTCGAAATCCTTGGTCATGATGAAATCATTGTACCGAAGAAGAATATCAGTTCCTCCATAGTGGGCAGACTTTGGATGCATTGTTCTTACAGGATACTTACCCCACAATTCAGGTTGCCTTTGAATTGCATGCCGCAAAGGGACTATGTCGCAGCCCTCAGCTACCTTCAAGAAGTTCTTCATGCTTTGTTTTGCCTGTGTTGATACTATGTTTTTATCATCCAGTTGACAGCCCCGTAAGGAGGAATGATTGAGAAGGGTGTACCGCTTCCTGTATCCCCTATAGACACATTCGTTACGGCAACAGCATTGGTTCCGCCCGCCATCGTAGCATTCGTGCCTGTTATGCCTGTTGACGCTGAATTGTTTGTTATTCCTGTGGTCGACGTCCCCGTGTTGCCCGGAGTAGACCCTTGGCTCGACCCTGCTGTGGCATTACTGGCAGAGGCTTGGTCTGTGTGAGAATGTCCAGGGTCATTGATCGTGTGCGTGTGGTGTGGATCTGTAATGGTATGGCTATGCGAAGAACCCGTAAACGTGTGGCTATGCCCCGGATCCGTTACTCCGTGACTATGCGACGCTAAGTTCGTAGGCAGCAAAGTTGCAGTTTTACTTCCCCCTGATGATCCAAGCGCGTACAATCCCCCGGCACCTACCAGGAACTTATCTACTAGTCCGGGAACGTTAAAGGTTGTCGATCCGTCTCCCGAACCCCACGCTATTCCGATAACATTAAATAGGTTGGAATAATCCGCCCTGCTAACAGCTGCACCATTGCACGGTAGCCATCCTGTCGGAAGAG